ACCGCTGTTCTTTTCTTCTTCTATATGTTTCGACACGTCTTAAGTTAATAGGCATGAAATTTCCTGTCGCTGGATTATAAATAGTTTATTATTCTATTTATACTAAATTATGAGGTGACAGTTGGCAAACAGCGGTAGATTTCGACCAAAGAACCCATCTAAATATAAGGGTGACCCGACAAAGATTATTTGGCGTTCTTCGTGGGAATTTAAATTTTTTCGTTATGTAGACCTCCATCCTGATGTAATATGGTGGCAAAGTGAAGAAGTGGTAATACCATATCTTTCACCTATTGACGGGAGAAGACATAGGTATTTCCCTGATGTTGTTGTACATAGAAAGATTGCGAATGGTGAACAGAAAACTTTGATGATTGAAATAAAACCGGCAGGACAAACAAAACCGCCGGATAGAAGTAAGATGAAAACGAGTAAAGGTAGGGTATCACGCAGATACCTAAACGAGGTAAAGACATATGGTATCAACGAAGCAAAATGGAAAGCAGCTAGAAATTTCTGCGCTGACCGTGGTTGGGCATTTGAAATTTACACAGAACACGAATTAGGAATAAAGTAATGGTAGCAAAGGTATTTGACGATATTTTATTAAGAGGTGTTCGATCTGGCCAAATGCCAGCAAGAACAGATGCATCCAGAGAATGGTATCGCCAACAAGCCAAAGATACTACTAGGCCACAGTCTCGTCCAGAAAAAATGATTAAAGAAATGGGTAAAGAACGTGCAAGAGGCAGGTTTGAATTAGGCAATATGTATATGTTTAATTATGATCCAAAACATAAAGCAACATTACCATACTATGACCGATTTCCTTTGATATTTCCTATAAATAGAGCAAAGGGTGGTTTTATGGGAATAAACATGCATTACTTACCTCCGGTTTTAAGAGCTAAGTTAATGGATGCACTATATGAAACTTCTAACAATAAATACTATGACGAAACAACTAAACTAAAATTAAGCTATCAAACTTTAGCAGGTGCAACTAAATTCAAAGAATTTAAACCATGTATAAAACATTATTTGACTGGTCAACTAAGATCGCGATTGATATACATATCACCTACAGAATGGGATGTAGCTTTATTTTTACCAACGGCACGATTTGTTGGTGCCACACAAGCACAGGTCTTTAAAGACTCAAGAAAGATAATCAGAGGATAACATGGCGTTCAGTATAAAAGATTTTTCATCACAGATAGATCGCTTTGGCGGATTACAGAGGCAGTCATTATTTGAAGTAACAATTAATAATTTCCCAGTTAATACATCGACTATGGATACAAGAGATTTAACATTCTTTTGTAAAAACGTAGCAATTCCTGGGTTAAGTGTAGCATTAACATCTTATGAAGCTGTTGCACAGCAACGTAGAATGTATCCAACTTCAATGAACCCAGAACCTGTTCAAGCTATTTTTATGTTAGACTCAAACCATCAAGTGTTAACATTTTTCCATTCATGGATGCAACGTGTAGTCAACTATTCAACTTCAGGCGGAAATTACTCTGAAGTCAATGGTTCATTACCATTTGAAATTGGATATAAAAGCGATTATGGTTGTCGTTTAACGATTAAGTCATTTTCAAATGATTTCCTAAAAACAGGTAAGTATTATGAAACAATATTAGATGGTGCATTCCCTGGGTTACTAGGAGACGTTGATTTAGCTTGGGAGTCAAATGATAGTTATAGTACATTGCCTATAAGTTTTCAATATGACAGAATTGAATTTTCAGGTGAACGCCAAGGAATTACATCAGGCAGATTTAATAGAGGCAATGGTTTACTTGGTCTTATTGAATCAGTCGGAGACTTTGGCCAGTTGATTGGTCAAAATATTGTACCTAGATCAATACAGGACAGCGTAGACAGATTTACGCGAATTACGAATAACTTTGATAATATAACAAACCGCCTTGGCGGTATTTAAGGAGAATTAGATTATGGGTTTACCAAAAATTGATTTACCGATTTATGAGCTTACATTGCCATCAACCGGTGAAACTATAAAGTATAGACCATTTACGGTAAAAGAAGAAAAGGTTTTGTTAGTTGCACAAGAAGCTGATGATCCAATGCAAGAATTATTGGCAGCAAAACAAGTAGTAAACAATTGTTTATTTGATGTTGATGTAGCTACGTTGGCGATGTTTGATTTAGAATTTCTTATTTTAAACTTAAGGTCTAAATCAGTTAGTAACGAAACCAAATTTGGATTACAAGATCCTGACACGGAAGAAACAATTGAACTCACGATGGATTTAAGCACGGTAAGTTTAGAAATAGACGAAGCGCACACAAACAAAGTTAAGATTAACGAAGAATTTAGTTTATTTTTAAAGTATCCTACTATTGACGAATACATTAAAATTAGAGACAGAGATCCAGAAGATCCTTTATTGAATTACTTTATTTTAACAGCGTGTTTAGATAAAGTGGCATCTGACGATGAAGTTCACGAATTTAAAAATTATTCAGCAAAAGAAGTTGATGATTTTATGGAAGGTATTTCTTCTGATATTGTTCAAGGAATACAAAGCTTTTTTGAAACAATGCCAAAGCTAAGGCATACTCTAAAATATACGAACAAAGACGGGGTTGACAAAACATTTGCAGTGGAGGGTATGAACTCTTTTTTTATCTAATGCTGAGTCACACGACTTTGGCGGATTATTACCAAACGGTATTCACTTTGGCTCAGCACCATAAATATTCTATAGATGAAATTGAAGGTATGATACCATATGAAAGAGATTTATATTTTGGCATGTTAATTAACTTTATACAAAAACAGAACGAACAAAGGTAGTAATTAAATGGCGGTTTCAGAAGATACAAAGGCTATAATTTCTCAGCTCGAACAAAACGCAGAGCTGATGAGAAGTTCTAACGAAGATACAAACAGAGAGGTACACGTAAGACTTGACAAGTTTGCTGATGCCTTTGTATCTATAAACGCAAATATCAGAGCTCAAAACCAAATGCTACAAACCGCAGACAAAGGAGCTGACGAACGTTTAGAACGAGAACGTGCTGACAGAGATTTTGCTGATTTAAAAAGAGAAAAAAGCGCTTCAGTATCTAGTAAAGAATTGGTTGGTCAGATGAAGTCTGGTTTTAAAACTGCTGCATCCGGTATTGGTGATATGGTTGGAAAAGTATTTAAAGGTGGTTTGATAGGTACTATTGGCACTCTTTTAAAGGGCGGTCTTGGCGCATTTGTTGGATACAATTTTATGAAAGGGTTTCTAGGTCCAAAATATGATGGTATGTTTGAAAGTATTGAAAGTGTTCTTAAACAGTTTGCATTTAACGACTTACCTAACACTCTGAAAAATATGGCGGATAATGTATCTAGGATAGCTTTAAATTTTGAAGAAAACATGGACAACGTAATGGGTATGTTCGACGATATAATGACCGCCTTGTACGCAATCGGTGGTTTCTTTGGTATTAAACGTATCGTAAAAATGGTAGGTAAATCCAGAAGAGGTCCTGGAGATACAAAATACAGGAATAAAACTCAAAAAACAGTAAAAACAAACCGCCAATTGAGAATTGATGAAGCAGACAGATTAAAGTTAATGCAAGATGCAGGTGCCGACATTGATAAAAATGCTGACATAGATAAAAATGCCGTAGAAGTCGATATAAATCAAAATCAACCAGAGGTAGATACTAATACAAAAGGCATTAAACCTCTAGGAAATAATATGTATACACCACCAAGAGCATTTGGTAGTTATGAAACCAATAACTTCTTGCAAAACAAAAGAATAAATGAAAAAATAAATACCTATACGGGTGATAATAAAAATGGAAATGCTCAAGGCAGAAATGTGAAAAATGGGCCAGGAAAAGGACATCCTGGTGCTTTTTTGAGTCAGGCTCAAATGGATGAATCATTAAGACAAATGGGCCAATTAAAGTGGTTTAATCGCTTTGTAAAAGGTGCAGGAGCTGTTGGTTTTATTTGGGGTGCGTATGAAATGGAAAAATTATACAAGCTATGGATTTCAGCACCTCCAGGAGAAGCGGGTAGAGAATTTAGAAAACAACTAATCATAGATGGGTTTGGCGCAACTATAGGCGGTATGTTAGGCGGTGCTATAGGTGGACTTGTTGGTTTCTTTGGAGGGCCATTTGGAATATTAATTGGTTCAATTATTGGTGGTGTAGCAGGATCAATGGCAGGTTCGTTAGTAGCAGGATACATTTATGACTGGGCTAGTGGTAAAACGATAACAGAGAAACAATCGATGGAAATGTTAAACCAAGAAATTGCTAAAGCTGAAGCACAACTTAACGCTGCATCATATGGGCCATGGGGAAGGCCAGTTGATGCATTCCAGAGCGCTCACGCAGTCGGATTAACTAAAAGACTTCATAGTTTAAAAGAAGCTAGAAACAACATGTCTGCAACTCAAGCAATGTACCAAAGTGTAAGAGTTGCTAATATAGCTCGCAATAATCAAAGAAATATGGAAACAGCTGCGTATGGTACAGGCGGTCGTGCCATGTATGAAGTTATGACAAATGGAACTTCTGAGCAAAAAAGTGTATTACTTAATTCTCTAATAGAAGTTCAACGTGGTCAGGATAAGTTCTTTGAAACAATAGAACAATACATGCGCAGTACTAATGGTTCCACAGTTATTCATGCGCCAAATAATAGTTCAACAATCATGGCACCCGTAGGTGGAGCTGTTACTAAGAATGATGTAAACGTACTTAATACAAACAGTGGTTCGTATACACCTCATAGTAGCTTTGGCTTACCATATAGTTTGAACTAATTACTCATAATCCTAGAATACCAAACAGGTCAAACCAGCCCATTGATGTTCCAATAATAATTGGTAATCCAATCATCGTAAAGGCTATAATTGCAAATGCAAGGCCTACGCCTTTATTGTGATATGGTTCATTTGGGTTACTCATACGTTCCACTCCAGTTCATCTTCTATTGCTGTTTGAACAAATTGATAATAGTCTCTGTTTTCATCATCCATGTGAGCAAAGTATACTGATGCCTTTGACATTAAATAATGAATATTACTATTTTCTTCAAGGTGAGCACGTGGATGGCTTTCCATCAATTCTTGGATTTGATCCATATATCCTTTAAGTGCCGTTTGAATTTTATTCATGCTCTCCTCCGTTTGCACGACCGCTATAGTTACCAAATATTTGTGGTGAACGCTTAGCTGTTTCAAATGTTGCTACAGTAATAAAAACTGCACCAAGTAGAATTGCGTGGAGTACCATACTAAAAATACCTGCCCACATACTACCTACAATAATACCAAATACGATACACCACATCCATGCTAATACTTGCATGACCATATGGCGAACTGCTAAATTAGTAATATTACTAAGGGGATTATGGCTGGAATCCATTACTACATTCCAGCTGCTAACTACGAAATCTCTCATATTATTTTCCTATTATACGTTGTGTTATGATTCTATTATATACTATATTTATATGTATGTCAATAGAAAAGTGGAGGGGCTTTCACCCTCCTGCATGTTTATCCTTTAAGGAACTCTTGCTCACCGCGATTGATTTCAATCTTTTGTGGCTTCTTTTCTTCTGGGATAACATTTTCTAAATGTACGGTTAAAATACCGGCATTCAAATCAGCTCCATGGATTTCAATAGTATCCATTAATGTAAATTCTCTTTTGAAGCTTCGTGCTGAAATACCTTTATGAAGATAGTTTTTATCATCATCAGTATCTTTATTACCAGCAATAGTCAATACACCTAACTTCCGTGAAATATCCAAATCATCGTAATCAAAACCAGCGATAGCTAACTGAAGTTCATAGCGATCGTCGTCTAGTTTGACAACATTATAAGGTGGATATTTTGGGGCTGTGGTTGGTAGCGTTGTTGAAGTCATTCTATCTAACATTCGGTCAAAGCCGATAAAGAATGGATCATTAAGCATATTTGTGTTGAATGTACGTGTGTTCATTTTAGTTCTCCTATTATAGCGAGTTTAATGTAAGGAACCCATTATGGCATTCCTATATCTATATATAATACTTTTTATTTAAATGTCAATAGTTAATTAACATTTAATCAATATATGGTTCAAATTCTGTACCATTTGCTACAAGACAAGCGATATTTCCTGGAAAAAGAGCCAATAAGGACCATGTTCCTGTGTCTTGGTTAGTAGTGAATACCATCTTATTAGGTACAATTTGGCCGCTTATGTGGCGCTGAACCATATCACCTTTAAATAACATTTCTTCGTTTTTCTCTCTAACAACTTGTGCAACAGTTAAAAAGTCGCCACATGGTTGTGATGCCATAAAGGGTTGATTAAATGGTTGTTCTTGAGCTACTAACGGGGTGGCAAGCAGAGCTAGTGGTATTAGATATTTAAACATATCATGTCCTATTCTCCAGTGCTTCCAAACCCTCCGTCTCTATCGGTCTTTTGCTCTGGCGCTGTTTTGGTTTCGGTTAACTTAATCTTATTTACTTTTTCAACAATACATTGAACTAAACGTTCACCACTTGTAATTGATACTAAACTATCTGTCTCGTTCAATAACATAATGTATGTTGGGTCTACGTAATCTGAATCAATAATCCCAGTTCCATTTGCCAAGCTTAAACCTTTTTTCAAAGCAACGCTTGATCTGATAAACATTTTCATTACATGTTTTTCTGGTATATCAAAGATTAAACCAGTTGGAACAAGTACACGAGTGTCAGGCGGCAGTTGAAAACAATGTTCTTCTTTGCCTACTCCTTTTACCGCAATTTGTACTGCTTTATTCCAGTTATTATATGCCTGTAAACGATCACCTCGTTTAAAATGAGCTTTTATATCAAAGGCAGCTGAGCCTTCTGTAGCGTATTCAGGCAATTCAATTTCTTCATTCATTCTATAAATTTTCATTATCACTTCTTTCCAATATTATATTTTGCTTCTAACGTCCAGTTTGACTTTTCTTTATGCGATATAATTTTAATTTGATTTAATTGAGCGATAGGCTCTTTACTACTGTCAGGATTAACAATAGCAACCAATCCCCATTCTTCTAATAAGTTAACGATAGTATTTCTTCGAGCTTCATCTTCGTCTGCAAATGTATCTTTTTTACTATCAAGTATAAACAATTCTTTGAAATGCAATATAGAATATCTACCTTGCTTATGTAAAATATGACATGTTTGATAAAGCTTTTTCTCTTTACGAGATGAAATACCAATTCGAGTTAAAGTTTCTTTTACTTTAAGGAAACTATCTGGTGAAGGAAGAGTAACCTCTATTCCCACGCCTTTAAAAATATCTTCTGAGTTCATAACCACAGCACCTTTTTTTATTATTAATTATATGGTGTGGTCTCACACGGTGACCATCAATGATATTTATTATTTTGAATATCTTACCTTGTAACACCGCCCGTTTCTAACCTCGCTCTAATATTTTTCATATCATCAGAGGAAAGTGCTTTGAGATATAGTTTTGCTATTGTTCTGTTGCATTGATATACTTCTTGGATCATGTCAAGGTCGTCACTCTTAGCAGCCTTTGGCCATTTACTAAATCTTTTACGTTTTCTAAAAGCTGCTCGGTAATAATCAAATTGAGCCTTATATGGTAAATGTGCACGCATATTCATTTCATTAGCATGTAGGATCGTATCTTCAAAGTTTACGAACCCTTTGTTAATAATGTATGGCACATATAATTTTTCTGCCATATCTGGATTTTCATGTTTACCAATCAAGTCTTCCTTAGAGAAAGACGCAGCATTCATAAAATCAAAAGGTGTTATTTCTTTCGGCAATTGTTTCCTCCAAATCTTTTAACATATCATCAAGGTCTTCAGCACATTTTTGGCACATCTTTAAATTAAGTGGTCCATCTGCTGTATCAACATCAACACTGTATATTTGTTTTTTACTTAATAGTTGGTGGCAGTTCCAACACTTTTTCATTCCTACGAGTTTGTTAATCCACTCGCTCATTTGTATTCGGCTTCAATCATTACTTCGGTAAGGAAAGCAACCATATTGACTTCAAGGTCAGCAACAAAATTAGCCTTATACATATAGTCAGCCATTGTTACAATAAAACCAGGAAGAGAACGCATTTCAACTTTATCAGACGCCATATCATAGATCCGACGGAACATTTCATTCATATCCTGATCTGAGTTATTAGCAACCCATTTACGCATATTAGTAAAGTCTTTGGTTTTCAATAAACGGAATACTTCATCAAGTGACTCTTGTTTCAGATTAACGAATATACCTTCGTCAATTCTACCTGAGGCAGCATATGATTGTAATTCAGTTAGTACTCTACGAAAATCTGGGAAATGTTTTTGGATTACTTTGGCTATAACAGCTTTATCGTAATCAACATTTTCCATACCTAGAATTGTTTCAACTCTTTTCATAAATTGCATGGCAAGTTAAGGTCTGTC